ATTTTCTCCACCAGAACCCGTTTGCCCCAAACCCTTTGCACATTGCCCAGAACCAACGCCTCCTGTACCAGAACCCGCGGTGGTATCACCTTCTCCCACGGGAGTTGTTGCAGTTGGAGTGGTAGACGCTTGACCTTGAAAGCGAGCAAACCCTCTAAAGCCACCTGTTCCCGTAATCGTTGCCCCAGTACCGTCAGGATTAAAGGTTACATCACCCCCATTATAACCCGATATTTGAGTCGTTGTTGAAGTCCTAGAAACGGCTTGAGCCGCCGTGGGAAAGCTTATTGCAGCGCTTGTAATAGAATCATCTTGGACGCTATAACGTCTAAATGCCGTGCCCCCTGCACCTCCACCAGAAGCTGGACCTTCTACTCCAGAACCTGCAAAAGCCGCGCCACCAGACCCGCCGCCGCCAATCACATAAACATTATACTGAACGCAACCAGACTCTCCCGGTGACCATGAGGTTCCCGTATCGTAAAGGTAACTTCTACCTTTTTTCTTTAAGATTCTGTTTTTACTTCGATAGTTTGAAAAAGAAGTTTCTGCCCCAGAAGCAGGAAGACTACTAGGAACGGGATTTGTACCCCCGTTAAAATTTGCATTAAGCGATACCGCTCCAGACTGCCCATAATAATCACGTAACTCACTCATAGATATTGAGCCGCTTGCGTGACCAAAGTTATCTAATGAGGTTATAGTCATTATAGTGTACCAAATGCAGTTACGTCACCCGCAACAACTAAATTTCCGCTAGTGTCTATCCTAGCTAGTGAGGTTCCATTGTACTGGATTACTAAACGGTTGCTACCGTCTACTTCAAAGGTCCAGTCCTGAGCGCCTCCTGTAAGTACAACTTCCCCGTTTGCAATTATATTACTACCTGCCGAGACATTAGTACCTGCCGTAATAAAATCACCCGCAACCATAGCTTGGGCTGCTACAATATCACCTGTAGCATAAATATCATTATCCGTAGGGGCTGTAGTGTCTCCTACGCGCAAGCCATTTATAACATTTACGCCACTACCCGTAATCCGCATCTCTTCGTTAATAACACCCGCATAAAATTTAAGAGTGTTAGATGTAGCAAAATCAATCTTTGCGTTAGCTTGGCTGTCATCCGCAAAAGATATTACACCATCACTAGAATCAATAAAAACACTGCCGCCAATATCTAGGTTAATATCTCCAGAAGTAGTAATGTCTCCCGTAAGCGCCGCTGCCGTAGTGGCTGTCGCTGCATTACCCGTTAGATTACCTGTTACATTACCCGTAAGATTTCCCTCAAACGTACCTGCTACAAATGTTTCACTTCCTACAGTCCACTTATCACTTGTCTCATTCCATACAAGCGTTTTGTTATCGGATGTACCACGCTCAATCTCAATACCACCATTCTGTGATGGAGTACCCGTCTCATTAGAATTTAATAAAATCTGATTATCAGCTAAGTTAATAGTCTCAGTGTTTACTGTAGTAGTGGTGCCTGATACAGTTAAGTCACCACCTACAATAACATCACCTGATGTAGTAAGGCTACCTACTGTAACGTCACTAGGTAAACCAATTTGAATCTGGTTGTTGCTTACTGCAGTCTCAATTTCATTAGCTGTACCAACAAAGTTTAAAGTGTCTGTAGCTAAAGCAACACTATCGTCAGAACCACTATCAGCGCCCACAGTTAATGCGGTAGTGATAGAAGCAGTACTTACGCCAGTAACCAAGCCTTTACCATTTACAGTAACAACAGGAATAGCTGTAGAACTACCAAACGAACCTACATTAGAGTTTACTGTATCTAACGTTGTTGTAAGAGTAATGTTACCTGTACCATCAAAATCAGTAGCACTAGCATCTACATCACCATCAATAGTAATGCTTCTTGCATTTTGTAGTGCGGTTGCTGTAGATGCATTACCCGTTACGGCACCTGTAATGTTCCCTGTAATTTGTCCTGTCACACCAAGAGTACCACCAATAGTACTATTACCAGTAACACCAAGAGTACCGCCTACTGTAGCATTATTGGTAACTGCAACACTATCTAATGTAGATGCACCTGTAACCCCTAATGTACCACCTACAGTAGTATTGCCTGTAATGGCTGCTGTACTAGACAGTGTTGTAGCCCCTGTCACTCCTAGTGTACCGCCTACAGTAGCGTTACCAGTAAGAACAGAGCCACCCGTTACAGCAAGGTCATCTGTTGTTACAGTGCCATCGAAGAAACCGTCTTTAAACTTTGCACCCGCTGAGCCTAGATCTAAGGTGTTTGTTGTTTTAGGTAAGACATTAGTAGCCGACACAACAAGATCTTGGCTTGGGCCAACCTTAGTTATAGGTGCGCCTTCACCAGCAGTACCATCATGCTTATGCCCTGTAGAAGCATTAAATGCAGCCTCTACTGCATTGTACTCTGCGTCAAAGTCATCTGCATCAATAACGTTACCGTTGGCAATGTTGTTTGCAGTATCCTGTCTTGTATAACCTGCCATGTCGTTTCCTTATTGTCTATCTTCTTGGCTATATTCTAACAAAGCCGTGTCGAGTGTAAAAGTGGGATTAGTTGAAAGATCTTCTAGTCTCAATGCTACTGTTTTACCTGAACCAATAACATTAGTGTCATATATTTTATCAAGCTCACCACCAAATGTGGCGGTATTAAATACAGCATTAGATGCACCAAATAAAAATACAGATGCACCTGTACTAGAAATCTGCTGTGTCGCTGGCTGCACTACTTTAGTATTAGAGGCAGAAGCAAAGTCATACTTTAAGTTTAAGTCTAAGCTCATGCTACCTGTAGGCTCAGCGTAGAGAGTCATCTTGTAGAAAGTCTTACGTACCTGTGGATCACTTATAGGCATGAAAGGCGATTCGTAGATAGATTCTATAGCAGCACCATCAAAGTCTGAACCTGTATCCATAACATAGATGTAACCATCTTCATTAGCAAAAGCTATAGTCTCTGCTGTTCCTGTATATCTGCTGTCTGCTACAAATGCTTTAATGCCTTTTGTAGTTGACCAAGCTATACCTGCAGCACCCTGAGATATAAACTTTGTAGCTATAAGACCTTTAGCTGCATTATCTTGCTCTGATTGTACATATGCAAATATTCTGTACTGGGCTTTTTCTTTAAATAACACAGAGCAAAAGATAGATGTTTGACTAAGAAATAGGGTGGCATCTTTCTGGATCTGATTAGAAGCTACATCCAAAGCAAAATCACCAATACGGTCAGTAGCACTCAGTAATCTAATACCATCAGGGGCGAGGTACATAATGTCACCACCAACCTCTTGAATAGTATCACCGTTTATACAGCCAATACGATCCGTAATAGGTGACACAGTAAAGTCAGCGGAGCTACTACCAGTTAAACGCTTAATTGTATCAGAGGTAAATATAATAAGCTGATCACGAAATACTGCTAGACCTGTAATATCATTCGCTACATTTATAGAACCAGCACCATTAGCAACACTAAAGTCATCTACAGTAAAAGGCGCAGTAAAGTATATATTATTGCCTTTAGCATAGAAGGCAGTGTTTTTAAATATAGTTACGTGTTCTGCACCCGAAACATCTGTGCTATTAGAGGATGTCATAAAGGTAGTAGAGTTACCTGATGTATTATATATAGCTGGGTAGTTAGTACCATCAACAAATATAACTTTATCATCACCATCTAAGTTGTACAGAACGTGCCTAGCTTTACCGCCATTAGTACCAACGCTAGTAGCCATGCTAGTCCAAGAAGAGCCTGTACTATAGTAATACTGTGTTTGATTGCTACCATTCTTACGTGCAGCTACAACCCTACCAGAGCTAATAACTTTAAGGGCAAGTATAGGGCCAGATCCAGGTACAGTTGTTGAGCTATATTTGGCATAACCTCTTATCTTAGAGTAGCCGCCCTCTTTATTGGCTTCAAAGTTTTGTAATATAGTGGCAGACCCGACAGCATTTGCACCATGCTGCAACGGGCTGAGATTAGAGATAAGACCACCTCTAAACTCTATAGGAAATGTCTGCCATTGTGTTGCCATTAGAAGGATACTCTTCGATCACGTACATATTCAGTACGGTTTATGTGTATGCTACGTAATTGTTTAATTCCCTGCTCAAACTTCTGCATAGCTAATTGTGCTGCTTGCATATCACCTCTAAACTGATAGACATAGTACATAGCACCATCAACGATTACATATTTGTACATTTCAGGGAGATTAGGAACATCTGAGTGTAGCTCTAAATCAAAACCAGTTGTGTAATATTCATAAACTAATTCATATGCCTTGTCTGGGGCTGGTACTACCAGTAACTCCCTGCTAGGCGCTCTTATAATAAAAGAGGGTACAGATCTTACGCTAGTGTTAGAGTTATACTCATAATCAGCATACTTGTCAAGGTATTCTTCATAGCTAAGCACTTTAAGTTTAACGGTATCTACGCTTAAATCTGCATTTCTTTTGATACGAAAGCTATTCATATTGATAGTCTTAGCATCATAAGGAAAACTGTAACGAACCTCACCAGCAAGTAGTATTTCTTCCTGCTCTACGTGATTCCAAGGCCACTCATACTCTTCCTGTTGTATGTGACGAATAGAAGAGTTTACTGCATCTTTAGCAAAACTGTAAAAACCTGTAGTGGAAGCAAAATTAGCAGAGGTTAATTCTACCTCATTAAGCCTACGATTTACATCATTAACTAAACCAAGATAATCGTATGCCATATTACTTCTCCCTCACGCGCAGCAACACAGAACGCTCATACTGTAACGCGCCTACTGTAGTTATTTTGCACGTAATTTTATAGCGTTTATTATTTGTGCCTAAACCTAATCTAATTGTAGAGACAGTATTAGTATATGTACCTTGAATAAACTGTAATCCATCAACAACATCAGTATCACTAACTTGTGTTTTAGTACCATCTGCAGCATCTATAAACCAAGTAACTGCAGAAATAGTATCTGTACCTAAAAAGCGTGACCAATCAATGCTGTAGTCAAGCAATTCATCTTTATCTTTATCAGGCCACTTATATGACATTTGTTATCCTTTAGGCTGCAACTCTAATTGTTTGATTAATCCTATTTATTTCATTAATCACAATGGTTCTATTATCTGGTCTAATATGTACTACGTTTTCTCTTGGTACTGCTACTGCATAAATAACTCTATCTTTATCAAATGCGTTTATATCAAACTGGAAGGTAACGCCTGTAGCAACTACGCTTCCTACATTTGTATTAGCAGCTACACTATTGAGTACCTCTGTTATATTTGCTTTTACACTTGCTACTGTACCTGTAACAGAAACAGACACTAGCTTTTCAGATACATCAACTTCAAATATATCAAAGCTAAGGGGTTCGACGGAACCTGTAGCTAGTACACCAGAAACACCTACACCAACATGCGTTATAACATTTGCTACACTACCTGTTGATGCTACACCAGTAATTAGCGCGTCTGCATTAACTATGGCCTGTACAATACCAAGTAAAACTGCAGCAGAAACAGACTGTAAACTTTCAGATACATCAACTTCAAAGTCATTAATACTTACGGGCTGAACAAATCCTGTAGCACTTACAGAACCTAGTGTATGATTACCTTTAGCATCAAACCCTACAGCTACCACTGTGCCCGTAGCAGAAACAGACTGTAGACTTTCAACTACAGCAACTTCAAAACCATTAATAGACCCTGTAGCACTTACAGACCCTACTGTATGGTTACCTCTAGCATCAAAACCTACAGCTACTACTGTACCTGTTGCCGATACACTAGCTAGTGATTCAGACGTATGGACTTTTAGGGAGCCTATTGCGCCTGTAGCAGAAACAGACTGTAGACTTTCAGATACATCAACTTCAAAGCCATCAATAGAAACTGACTCAATAGAGCCTGTTGCGCTTACAGAAGACAATACATGATTGCCTTTAGCGTCAAAACCTACAGCTACTACTGTACCTATTGCCGATACACTAGTAAGTATCTCATTTATGTCTGCAGTTACTGCACTTACGAATGATGAAGCACCTACAGAGTCAATAACTTTACTATTATTTACAGATAATATACCTAAATGGGTTGTAGAAGATATACTATTTAGTAATTCAGATGTATTGACTTTTAGAGTGCCTACGAATGTTGCAGCGTTTACAGAGTCAGTAACTTTAGTTAGGTTGACAGATACTGTACCTACACTTGTTATAGACGATATACTATTTAGTAATTCAGATGTATCAACTTTTAGGTTACCTATTGAGCCTGTAGCAGAAACACCTGATACAATTTTACCAAAAACTAAATTTATAGAGCCTAGAGATGTAGCAGCAGAAACAGCACTTAATAATTCAGAAACATTTACAGAAACGTTACTTACAAAACCTGTAGCAGACGCACCAGAAACACCCGCTGTAGTTTTTTCTATAACATTAGAAACTGTACCAGTAGCAACTACACCAGTGATAGCCACCTCTGCAGAAACACCTGCCTGAGAGGATGCTAAAGTAGTAGTTGCTAGTGGTAAAAA